CGATGTCATTACAATGCTGTATAGCATGTTAGTCCCTCTCATACATATCGGCTGAAGTGCATTGCCAGATGTTATGAATGAATTGCTCTAACCAAGCAACATCCTTTACACATTCAATCTTAACATCCATGAATTCATCTCGTCCAGAGTCTCTGTATTGGAATTGAGCATCGGCAGTGTATGCGTCCATATCTCGATACCAATAAATGTTGATGAAATACATCCTGTTGTGTTGGTCATCGCGAATACATTTCTGGTAAGCCTTGCTTGCGTATTCTGGACAGAATGGTGTCTTAGGAAATTCTTTGTAGCCATTGTCCAGTAGTGATTGTTCGTTCATTGTATTGGTCACAATTACTCTCCTATAGTCTCTCTAGCCATACCAACATCTGTGGTGTAGATTATCTCTTTCACGCCAGCATCTGCTAAAGCTCGCATACAGATGCGACATGGCCTACACATCTTAACATCACCATCTAGTCCACGTCTAAACACGTACACAGAAGCTCCTGTCAGATCCACCCCTTTAGATTTAGCCTCTACAATAGCAGCCATTTCAGCGTGTAAGTAGATAGCATCAGGCTTCCCTACAAGTGATGCGTAATGATGCTGTAGGGGATGGGTTTTGGTTAGAGTGTTGTAGCCAGAGGCAACCAGTCTACGGTTTTGAGCAATAACACATCCGATATGGAATCTGTAGTGATCTGATTGCTTAGACTCCTTTTCGGCTAGATGTAGAAAACGATTGTCTCTGGCTGAAAGCATTTTACTCAAGCCTCCACATCAATATGCAATTCATTCACAATACGTTCACGAAGATTCTGTTCACGTTCGTAGATGGTATTGTGCAGAATGTTCATCAGCATCTTTGTCTCAAGTGGTGTTAGCTCAAGCTGGTCGTGAAAGCCATCTTTAGCAACACGTAATGTCGTGGTGGGATTGCCCCCTGACAATGTATTGTTGATGTCATTTAGCGTAGATATACGATCCTTACATTCACGCCAGCGTTTGATTAGGGTTTCGGCTTCGGGTAGTTTCATTTGGGATTCTCCTGTCTCGATTGATTTAGACATAGTGTAGGGGATGGATTGGTCTGGGTCAAGGGTGTAGCCCATAAATTTTCCGTATATATTTCGGGCAAAGAAAAGCCCAGACATCCTAGGGGGAAGTCTGGGCTGGGGGGTTAGGTTAGGTTAAGCCTCACATACCGTACATTCGCCAGTAGATGCACGTACACCCGCTAATGATCGCTGGTAATACAGACCTTTGATATAAGGATCTAGCATTGCCTCTTTAGTCACTTTGGACACATATTCCTCTGACTCCTCAGCAGAAAAGAATAGGTTGAGAGACTGGCCCTGATCAATATATCGTTGGCGGTCAGACGCTTGCTTGATAATGGACATCTGATCAATCTCATAGGCGGTTTTGAACACTTCCTTTTCTTCATCAGACAACCAGTTAACACCCTGAACAGAACCGAAGTTAGCCTTAACCTCGTCCATGGCTTTCTTATTGAAGATGCCACGGTCTTTCATCAGTCGTAGCAGTGACGGGTTGATACGAGAAATCTCACCACCGGCACTATTCTGGTTATACACGTTTGCGACAATAGGCTCTATGCCTTGTGAAACACCACCACAAATCAAGGAAGTGCTCATTGTGGGCGCTACAGCCATCGTATGTGTGTTTCGTACACCATGTCCCTTACACCATTCCGGTTCACCAAGTGTTTCAGCCATCCACTTTGAGGCACGTAGGGTCTCCTCAGATAGATACATAAACAGTTTCTTATTAAGAACACGGGCCTCAAATGAGTCAAATGGAATCATGTTATCCTGTAAGTATGTAGCATACCCCAGAACACCTAGACCAAGTGCGCGGCTTTTGATAGTGAAATCAACAGCTTTCTCAAGTCCGCGTATAGTCTTACCGAACTCAATAAATTCCTCTGCAACACAATCCAAGAATACTGTTGAGACAAATACAGCATCTGTATCTTTCCACTCATCATACTTAGAGACGTTCATGCTAGACAACACGCATGTGTATGTGTGGTTTTCATCAGAATGCAAATGAATCTCATTACAGAGCTGGCTAGCCTTAACCTCTAGGTTCAAGTCCTTATACATCTGTGGGTTCTGTCGATTTACCTTATCGCGGTAGAAGTGGTATCCCTTGCCTGTCACAGCTCTGATCTTCATCATCTTCTGATACCGCTCGATAGCATCTTTATCACCAGAGTTTAGACGATTGATAAACGCATCAGTGATAACCCACCCAATATTCAGGTCATCAGGGTTGTTATACAGATATTCCGCTACTTCATAGAAGTCTTTGTGGTCAATCTCAATATAACCAGCCCAAGCACCTCTTCGGTTTGAACCTTGCGTGATGTCACGACTTACCTGTACGAAGTCTTTAATGACAGGTAGGACGCCGCTCGCCTTTCCTCCACGACTGATCTCCGCACCACGTGGGCGTATGTCACCCAAGTAACTAGATGTACCAAACCCATTTTGGGACAGCACAGCAACCTCTTTCTGGCAGTCGTAGAAGTCGTAAACATTGTCTCCAACATAACCACCAGAACAACTAACCGGAGTTCCACGAGTAGTCCCCATGTTGGTGAGAACAGGAGTTGCAGGTGAAAGCCACCCATTCCACATCACTTCAAAAAAGCGTTTCTCCCACTTCTCAGAATCAGGAAGATGTTTTGCAGCAGTCTTGGCTAGTCGCTCATACATACCTTTTGGTGTCTCATTGTCCATCAGGTACTTAGTCTTAATCATTTGATAGCCACCTGTTGTGTAGAACATTGGGCACTCACCAGACTCTTGTAGTTGTTTGCGTTCTTCTGAAAACTGATCGTATAGTGTTGTCATAATATCTCCTTACCAAGTGAATCGTGATTCATCCCAAGAGCGACTGTATTCTGAGTTAGTCCCAGCAAAGAAATCGCCAAACTGGATTGTAGAAATACTATCATAGAACCAGTCTGAAACAGGGTTATATTCTACATTAAAAATTGTACCTACACCAAGATTTTGTAGGCAAAGGTCTACACGGGATGCTACGAAGTTCTGCAACTGTTTCGATGTTATCCCATCAATACTTCCTTTTTCAAAGATCATATCAATGATACGACATTCATGTTCGTAAATCTTCTTACCTGCCTCGATGATCTTATCTTCAATCTCACGTTTCTGGTTAGCGTCAAGCTCCATCTCTTTGATCAGAGTTCTGTAAAGCCAAGCCCCGGCCTCGCTATGTAAATGCTCATCTTTTACAGAGAAGTTGATTCCACGTACAACATTGTTGAGCTTGTTCTTACCCTTAGCCTGAAAATGCTTCAGGAAAGCGAAGTTACTATAAAGCACAGCACCCTCTACCATACTGAAGATAGCAAGCGATGTCGGTAGATCTTTTGATGCCACCAAGTCATCAATAAACTCCATCCGAGTATTCAACTCAGGGTCATCTACATAAGACTCATAGAACTCATCTGTATCCAGCATCATAGCTTCATTGATCTGGTTATAGAATGGGGCATGTACGTTCAGCTCAAAGAAGCTGAAGCAGTTAGCCATCCGCTCAATATCAGGGCGTTTGAAGTATTTCTTCACTTTACCACCCCAATACTCGTTACCAATAGCAAGTTCATACAAAGTGAACAGTTTCAGTGTCGTGATAACACCATGTCGTTCTGCCTCTGTCATGTTAACCATCAAGTCTTGGACATCCTTCTCTGTGTTAATCTCATCTGGGAGCCAGAAGATGCTCATCTGTGTTTCCGCAAACTCAATAGCTTGTGGGTAGTCAAATGTGTAAGTAGTTTTTGGTGTAAGCAGTCGTGCTTTTTTCATTAAATCGTTTCTCCTTATCGGCAGAATTCGTTTGTTGTGTGCTGTTCAGAATAACCAGCTCCTTGAATATTCAACAAGTCTATCTGATGCTGTCTATATTCACAAGCTAAAAAGAACGCAAGTTCCTCTCCATATGTCTTCACCGAGAAAGACTTCTTGCACATCTTGCCTGTAAGACTGTTCCAGTGAGCGCACCAATAGTCTGTGTACTTAGATTTAGTTGTATCCCTGTGGACACCCTTAACACCACTTATATTGTTAGATCGCAATCCATAATTGTTGCGAGACTGCTCTTTTTGTGTAGCCCATCGGCAGTTATCTTTACTATACCCCTTGGAGTTATCAATCCTATCTAGAGTTATAAATTCCCCCTCAATTACAGGCTTTTCTCCCATATCGGCATAGAACTGCTTGAAGTCGTTCACCCAAGTCTCACACACAGTTATACCGCGCTCGCCATAATCCTTGTAATCTTTATTGTTTGGATTTAGACATCGCTCTTTCATCTTGCACCAAGACTTGTATGTAGATGTGTTTTTCATCCCGTGATAATTGCTTGGTGTTTTACGCATCTCTTTGGAGCATTTGTTACATGCTTTCTTCTGACCGGAGTTGAACCTACCTATTGTAGTTTCGACATCGGCACCACAATCGCACTCGAACAACCAGTAATAGTCACCGTTCTTGGATTTTACACCCGTATTCCTTATCGCTGTCAGTTTGTGTTTCTTATGCCCTGTTATGTCTTTCGGATTTGATGCCATGCTATATCACCCAATATCTTCATATAGTTTATTAATGAACTTACTACCTTCACTACGCTGGTTATCCTCTGGAGTCATCTTAACATAACCCATCATCGGTTCACACTTAGACCAACGTACACCATGATGCTCCATAGTGATACGCTCAATCAAGTCTTTGAAACCATCCTGCCTGCGCTTAACTGAGTACGCTTGACCTGAGTCACCCAAGATAAGATACTTAGTATTAGTACCGCAACGCTCTGTCAGTAGCTTTAGTGTACGTGGCGTCATTGTTTGACTCTCATCAATAATCACCACAGCATTGTCGAAGGTTGCTCCGAGCAGGAAATTAGGAATTGTCAACCGGATACGATCCTTGGACATATCATTCTCTAGCTTATTCTTAGACATCAGCTCCCAAAAGATTCGCTTAGTCGTGTCATAATGGCTCAAAAGTTTGTCTGTTTCTGAACCTGATAAATATCCTATCTGGTCATCACCAGTTTCTGTCGGGTTCTTGATAAAGATTAATTGTCGGCAAGTGTGATCATTTTTCAACATGTTCAACGCAAGCCATAAACTCAAAGTCGTTTTGCCACAGCCGGAAGGAGCATCTAAAACGGTAAAGACATTCTTTTCAAAGGATTCTACACAATCCCTCTGCAAGCCTTTAGGTTCAAACCAGTCAAGGTTCCAGTCGTTCTCAAATTGTTTCTTCCGATCTTCTGTCAAAGCAATGTCTCCTAGTTCTTGTCGGCGTTCCTTACGACTCTTCCGTTCCTGCTGTCGTACACGATTCTGTCCAGCCATTCTTACCACCTCCTAAAGAAAGTCGGGACACACAATGTGCCCCGAATACAGCATCCTAGATTGTTTTACCAGATGTGTTGCACACCCATGATTTTGGCATCCACTCCTGTCAAATATTTCCATTTGGCAGCAGCATCCTCAAATTGTTTGTACCAGCCCTCTGTGAATGGTGTGTCTGGAAACTCAAAGCCAACATAACATTCGTTAATGTCACAATCGAAATATGGACTAGCGTAAGACAAACCGAGTTCTTCCAGTACCTCGCACTCGTCAATGTCTTTATCTCCGATGTACTTATTTACTGCGTCAGAAACATCGTCATAATAACCACCCACCAGCAACTTACCACTATAATCAATACCCATATCAAATCCTCCTATCGCACACCAGTACTACCAAACCCACCTTCGCCACGATCTGTCTCATCCAAATCCTCCACCACATCCCACTCTGCCTTCTCATACTTCTGCAAGACAGCCTGAGAAATACGCTCTCCGTCCTTCACGACAAACGGCATTGTTCCACCATTAATAAGGATGACACCAATCTCGCCACGAAAATCGTAATCAACCACTCCCCCGATAGCATGTACGCCATGCTTCGATGCCAACCCTGAGCGAGATTTGATCTGGACATAATGCCCTTCTGGGATAGCCATCGCAATCCCTGTGGGGATAATAGCTTGCTCTTGTGGAGCTAGTACAAAATGACCTTTCATGCTCTTGCTCAGATCAGCGTACAAGTCAAACCCTGCTGCACCTTCTGAACCATATGTCGGGATGATTGCATTGTCGGTTAGTTTCTTGATCTGTACTTTCATTCCGAATACCCCTCCATATTAACTCCTACGAAATCAACTGACTCAGAATAGTATCCGTTGGATTCACCCAACCAACGCAACCATAGACCGCCTTTAGTTGTTTCAATCTTGTAGAATGTATAGGTGTAGGATTCAAAATGGTCTACACCAAACTCGTCCGTGCCCTTGTAACCAGACTCACTTGACACTTCTTCAGCTGACAGGATTACACCACCAACAATACTCTTAGGGTCTTCATCCACATCTGCAATCAAAACACACTCACAGCAATCTTGATCGTGGTACAAACAATAAACCCAGCCGTCCGTTGTTTCAATCCAGAACTCGTCATCATCAATGTTGCCTTTATCGACACTCTTTACAACCTTGCCAACCATATGATTAAGATCGTTTGTTTTGTGTTTCTTCGGAATCGTATATTCAAGCTTAGGTTTAAATTGTTTCACTTAGCATTCTCCTTCTCAAATTTAACAGGCTAATAATTCTCAAATTCTACACGATGATTTTGGTCAAAACTATCCCACACCAGATCATACATGTAGCTTGCATAGCTTTGCCAATATGGATGTGGTGTAGCTTGGTTTCGATGACACATCCTTGCTAAAGTACATTCATCATTCTTGCACATTGTAATGTCTGCCACAAGGGGTCTCCTTAGGATTTGATGATTTTCTTGTCATAGAGAAACGTGTCATCAGGGTAATCTATATCTAACACCTTATTCGTCAACCCAAGGGCCAGATTACTTCCTGAACTGTTACCTTCTAACTCTAGTAATGCTTTGTCATACCGGCATACCAGCAGTTCGTCATTCACTGAGTAACCCAAGTGTATATACTTTTTATTATGGCGTATAGCCGCTTTGAATTTACCAGACTTTTTATCGAAACTCACACCTTTATATGTTGAGCTTGCAGTCCCTCGTAACATTGTTTTGCGTCTGTTATATGATTGCTGTGCCCTGCTTGCCCATTCACAATTATCTTTAGAGTAATCCCCGTTTACATCCAACCTATCCAGAGTCAGTCCGCCCGAATCTCCCATATCTTCGTAAAAGTTTTCAAAACTTCTCCATCGAGGGTCGTAAGATATTCCCCTGCCACCGTACCTCTCATATGCTTGGTGGTTTTTATCGTCACACCTTGCTTTCATATTCCTCCACGCAATATACTCTACGGTTTTGGTCATACCGTGCGTTACACGGACTTCTCTGGTTGCGTTATAGTTTCGAATGTGTTCACGTTGTAAGCACCCGCAAGACTTTGTTTGCCCTGATGTAAAAGCCTTTTTGTTCATGTCCTTTACAGTCCCACAATCACAAACGACAACTAATATATCCAACCCCTCTTCACTTTTATAGTAATCTCTACAAGTTAGCCTATGTTTCTTACTACCTAATAGAGTGACCGGATCTACATAACTACCCATATTTGTTCTCCAGATATTCTATATCAACAAACATTGGATTGTAACTACCTTCACTAACATTGTGTTTAACAATGAATCCACGCCAGTGATGATTGCCTTGATGACCTTTGTAACCTTCTTGGTGAAGGTAGAAAGCCCCTGCCACGATACCCCATTGCTGCTTACCTGATGCTGGTAAGAACCTTGTAGCAATATCCAGTGTCTGCTTGTGGCCCACTGTAAACGACTCACCAACTTTATTCAAGATGTTTTGTGCGCTGCCACTATAAGGTTTCCCGCTAAAAGGGTTTGCCATGTAGTGACAATATACAACACCATCAATCGTGACAGGTTTTAGGAAGTCATATACTTCCCACCCAAACTGTTTGTAACCAAGGCTGTCAATAGATAGGAATCCATGCAATTCTGGGTTAGCGTCTACGTGTCTGTCAATGCGAGATTCATGATTTCCTAGTGTCAGCACCATGCGTGGGCGATATACTTCCTCACCAGCTTCTGCCTGCTTCTTCTGCAACTTACGTAGAGGTTTCAACAACACCTCCATACCACGCTTAGCCGCCTCGATATCCTTAGCAACCCGCTTACCCTCTGCTGAACGCTTACCTTTGTCGTAGCTGGACAATGACTCCATATCAGCATGATCACCCAAGTGAACAATTACATCAGGACGCTTATCTACAATATACTTACCAAGCAAGGCTAGATGATCTAAGCAAACATCTGGCTTAACTTGCGTGTCTGGAATCACTAGGTGTGTACCACATGGTTTAGCGTCACGGACTGTCTTGATATACTGATCAGAATCTGCCTTGAGTTTACTGGTGATGGCTTGCACCAACCCAGTATCTTCTCGCATTCGAGACAGAATATCATTCACACTGCTTTTCTTAGAGGGTGTGCCCCACAATGCGTGTGAGATTTGTCGGGAGGACATCCCTTGCTTGGACATCTTTAGAATCTGTTCCACTGTGTTATCATCGTGCTTCATTCAGCTTCTCCTCAACAAGCTCAGTCCAATGTGCGCCACCGTTATAATGATACGTGTGAAATGAGATTGATCCGTCTTTATTCTCGGTCACTTCCGCAAATTCAGGTGCATCTGTTTCACCTTCGACTTCCCACTCTACTCGGAAGTAATTCTCCCCAATCTTAGTGAACACACCCCCTGTGTCCCAAGCGATGTCGTTGAGGTCTGCATTTGGAAACTCTTGTAGAATTACATCTTCGGTCACAAGATATAATCGACCTTTGTTTCTTTCGTAATCGCTCATTCTGTTTCCTCCATCATCTCCAGTTTACGCTGCATTGTGTCAATAATATCTTGAACATCCTTTTTAAGATCCTTGTGACCACGATTCCCTGCACACATAATCTTCTTGAGTGCGTGTTGGAAGCAAGGATCAGTTATACCCCAAAGATCAATCACACGATAGATGTCCAGCTTACCGTGCCATTCACGGTAATAGTGGTTGTGTTTGTTTACTGTCAAATCTCACCCTCCTCCACTAACTCTCTAACACTTTGCTTACGAACACTTGCATTATTACTTGGCTTGTTATGTTTTGCAAGCAATTCCTGCAATTCTTTCACAGGCATCTTTGTCAGCTCAATGATGCGCTTCTCAATTGCAGCCTGCTCAAATGATATACCTTGCTTTTCCGAATATGATTTAACGCTATGACATGGTTTACAGACCAGAGCTAAGTCATCTGAACTAAGACACGTCATACTCTCTACAAACGACTGTATATCTCCAATCTCAGTCAAGGTGTTCTCACCTTTGATATGATCCACTTGCAAGTCCTTCTGCAAGAAATCCTTTCCACACAGATAGCATTCGCCACCCCACACCATATTACCAGTGTTCTCATTCAGAATACGTTTACGATTCTTCTTGATCACTTCATGTTTGATAGGACTCCTGTTCCAACAGGCTCTGCGAATCCCTCCACGAAGCCATGCCAGAAACTTTGCCTTAGTTTTCCAGATGTGAGGAAACTCTTTCCAAGGCTCTTTGGTCATAGAGGACTCCCTTTCTCGTCACACGCCAACAAAACAGGTGCAGCAACTGCGTTCCAGTAGGACTCACCACCACACTTCCCGCATTTTACATGGAATCCCCATTCTGGTTCAGAGAGATGCACATGTTTGTAATCCAGTCCAGATACCGAGAACCACTCATTACAATTAGGACATTTAATATCAGCACCGTACTTTGACAGGTAACTAGAGCGAACCTTTCGTCTTGACCATTTGAACAACCATTTGTAAAATTTAGCAATCAAAACACGTCCTCCACATCATATTCGTATTCACCACAGTCTGCTCCAACATTCACATCAGCGAATAGGTCAAAGTGTAATACATCATCAGATTCCCAACTGGACATCAGTGTCAGACCAGCACGGTTGATGTAACTTACACCATCAATATCACCAGCATCATAACGCTTGATCAAATCCTTCATCCAGCGTCTTATGTCTAGTGGTAGCTTGTTTCGCCAATCTTCCTGTGCGTAGGGGCTGTTGGTGGTGATCCAGTTGATAGCTTGGTTGAAAGCATCTCGGTCGTACACGATCTTGCGGATTTTTGGTTTAGATTCAATCTTTAGTTGATTGAATGCAACATCTTTTGGATCGTACCAAGGCTTATCTGGGATACTGACAAATTTAGCCCCCTCTAGTGTCCTAGGGTTATATCTAATCCACTCAGTATCTTGTCTACACCAATACTGCCAGACGCCTGCGTGAATCCTGCTCCAGCTACTAGAGTAACAATCATTGATGTCAAAGTGTGTTGCCTTTGTAGGCGGTTCACCATAGCACTTAACCAGCCCGTCAAAATGGTCTCGCTGCTCTTTAGTCAAGTCAGTATATTTCATACGTTTCCTCCGTAATACCAGATAGACATCTTGTAAATGTAATTCGACACGATCATGGTGCTGGAAAGTGTGGATATTGTTAGGATGTATGGTAGAAAAAGTGTGTTCATAGATTTAGTTCCTCCAATGTTTTCAGTCCGATGCGCTTCTTGTAATCAGGCCATATCTCACCCTTCCTGCGCATCATGTAGACAAGACTCAATTGTTCATCGGCTAATTCGACATACGTCTTTGTGACAGTGTTGCCCCGCCAGTCTTTGTACGTATGTGTATCACCGTAGTGACCTCTGTAAGCATTTAGTATCCGAGTATATATCTCTTGTAGAGAATTGCAACCCTCTAGGTACTTACGGGCTGTTTTTTCTCCAACACCTTTATAGTTACCTAGGTCATATTTCTTTCGAATCTCTTGTGGCATGTTAGGCAGACCGGGGATGGAGTCTGTTGGATCACCCATTAATGCTTGAACCCCTGTCCAGATGTTTGCCTCAAGCTCAGTCGTACACTTGAATTCGTCTTTAATAAATTGGAAGGTGCACCCGGCTACCCCGAAAAGGTCTTTATCTATACTTGCAAGACAAACATCCGTATCCACACCGCATCACTCATAACTCTGGTACAGAGCACATGCGATAGCATCATCACATTCGCAGTCTGGTGTAACCCTAGCACCATATTTGTCAATCAGATGTTGTCTGGTCGCTTTTAGGTGGATAGGTTTCTCGTTAGATTTACGAGCATGTTTATACTCAACCACACTGGCAACATCTTTGCGGAAATTCTTATCCCCGCTGAGGTAATAGATGTATTTACCTGCTTTGACATTCTTTTCAATGAATTTACAGAAGTTATCGCAGACTTTCTTAGCGTCATCTAATTCGCCATACACCTTGCGACTCTTACGCACCCAATCAGAGGTGTCTATGTTGAAGAATTCCCTAGCGTCCTCTTGGTGAATCCTACAAGAAGCTGCTGAATCAAACTCTTGGATCAGATCACCATCTTGGTCGTACAATTCATAGATTGTGTTCTCAACTGCTGCTGCTGAACGATAGGCAATAATGTCAGCATCTATAACACAATACTTGTATTGCTTGTTTCGCATCTGTTCTTCAGTTGGACATTCTTGACGCTCTTCCACTATTCTATTCTCCCGTGTTTCTCAGAAACTCTGTTGAAAGCCTTTGTAAGTAGGTCTAATTCACTAACAGCATAGCACTCAGTACCACCACCAAACCACTCTTTTGGGACATACTTCTTTGGTGTGTAGCTATTATGTATAGCTTTCTCCGTATCCCAAGCAACACCTGCTGGTAGTTTAAGCACATCCAGCACCTCAACATTTGCGTTTGGTATATCGGCTTTTAAATGACGCATTCTGGTTTTCATATCAGTAGTGATACCGACTTTTAAGAAATGTTCGTCATTATTAATGATCTCTAAAAGATATAGATTGGAGTATTCATGTGCCAGTGTATAACTCTCCCGTGTTCTTGTACCCAGTGCATCATACCCGCAAAACCTACAACCATGCCCTATAGTCATATGGGAACTCAAAGCCTGCTCAAACTCCCCATGCCTTTTACAGACAATGCGAAGTCTTGTCCTACCAACACCAAGATACTCTCCCCCAACATAGCCTAGATACTCGTAGGTGTTGCCGTGCATCTTACGCATCTTTTCCCAGACATCATCTTCTGACAGTCTAGGTGGGCCTATTGGATGATTTTTGGTACATTCTGGACAAGACCCGTTTTTAGCACTTAAATGATTTACGGGCTTTGTCTCGAATCTCCCATGTTTTTTGCATACTAGAACTATGGGCGTGTGCTCGTTCAGGTAGTCAACTTCCTCATACTCAAAGCGATCACCGAACTTATCAACTGATCTCTGGATAAACCAATCTGTGTCGTAAGTCGCCCTCACATGGGCAGTTGACGCACAACGTCTACAACCTCGTCCAGACTTGTGTTGCCCAGCCAATTGGTTAAACTCCCCGTGTACGGGGCATATAATTGTCACCTTGCTAGTTACTTTAGAGAACTCAACTTTAGAGTAATCATAAAATCCTCCATGAACTTTCGTAGATTCCTCTATGAAAGATTCCTGCGTGTAACGTTTTCTTCCCATTCTCACACCACCTCCTTAGACGAGAAAGCCCCACCAGATCACTCCAGCAGGGCTTGATTTGTGTTAGTTATCAGTACAGGTCAGCATCGTCATCTGTGTCGAACGGTACGTCATCGAACTCGTCTTTCGGTTCATCTTTAGTAGGTACGTCCATCGCACAACCCATCACATCATCGAAAGCTGCGCCACCTCCGCCAGAAGTGTATGGTACATGCTCAATCACCTTAACAGCTTTGAGCTGAACATTGAGCATACCTTCTTGGTTGCGATATCCGAACAGTTTAACCAACACCTTACTACCGTTGCCGATGTCTTCGGAGAAAGGTTTACCCTCGTTATCTACGACAGTGATCTTGTTCTTACCGCCCTTCTTGGTGAATTCTGGGCAAGTGAATTGTGCGCCACTGAGTCCTTCTACAGCATCATAGTTGAAGTCATCCTCACCAACTTGTTTAGATGTTGGGAATTTAATCTTCTTGAATTTATTTTTTTCTACACCAACAGTGAAGAAGGTTTTATTCAGAAGGAGATCTTCTTCAAGCTCCTTTCGAGTCTCATCATCAACAAAAAGTGTAATCGAATACTCTTTGTCGTTAGTTTTCAGCTTAGTCTTTGGTTCGTACACCACAGACCAGTATGCTACAGCCTCTTTGATGTAGATGTCACCCGATTCAAAACCTTTCTTGTCGGTGGTCAGTCGGTTGATAATCGCCATAATATATAATCCCCCTACGGAATAGTTTCTAAAATAAAGCCTGACAAATCTTACATCAGGCTGGTGTTCGTGTCAATAGTTACTTTCTTAAAGATTCTCTACCAGATCTAGCAGCTCTTTGTCCGCTTCAATCTTCTCAGCTTTTTTCCGTTCATTGTACTCGATGTCATACTTGATCTGGGCAATACTATTAACGTACCCTCCGTCAACACCATATTTGTCCTGAACATACGTTTTACTGTCTTTGATCACATCCTTTGCTGAATCAATCTGTAGCATTGCATCTACAATCGTATCAACTTGGGACATGATGTTCTTACGTGATTCATTATCGTTCGGTAGTTCTTTTAGAAATTTGCTCATTCACTTACCCTCCACAATGTCTTTTACCAGATCTTTGTCAACCATATTGTGTTTGAACACTAGCATAGGAATCCATGCCAAGAGTACAGCTTGCCAATATGTAATATCCTTTACATTAAAGATATCCACCATGATGTCGTCCCAGAAACACCAAATAAAGAATGATTGGAGTGCCCATGTAAAGACAACGAGAGTTGTGATTGTAATAAATTTGACCATTATTCAGTTTCCTCCTGCTTATTGTTACGTTTGCGGCGGGTGTTGCGCTTGGGTTTGTCTGCTACAGGTTCTTCTGATTGAGTGCCTACAGACACCTCTTGCTTGGATTCATCTTGAGCCAGCCCCTTAGTGCCAGCTTGGTCTTTACGGCGCAGTAATTCAGCTCGTGCTGCAAGTCCTCGTGGGCTATTCTCGTTAGCCATCACCTTGAGCTGTTTGTCAGTGAATGTAGTCATGTTCATATTGCTTCTCCTCTTGGTTAGTGTTGGTGTAGATTATATTGTTCAGGTTGTTGTGTCAACATCATTCTTTAAAATATTTACGCTGGTGTAAAGTATTTACGCCACACTTCCTTGATTTCATACTCTGACGTATGATCTTGTGCATGAATCTCGAACAATGTCTGGATAAATTGTTCAGCCTGTTCTCTGGTGGAGTATGTGCGTAGGTATGTCGTCTCGAATTCTTTGCTAGATTGATCTAGGTAGGTACGATAGATGTCATACACACGCTCGATTGTTGGTTGCATCTGGGATCTCCTGTCAGATGTCTGGGGAGAAATATAGCAAGCCAGATGAATCGTGTCAAGTGGCTTGCTTGGGGTTTAGACAAGTTTTCTCTTGTATCTCTGGATCACATCATACTCCCTGCTGTCTATATATGGTTCCAGCTCCTCCGGTATCTCGTTCGCGTCCAGCCTTATCCATAAATAATTCATATAAGATTTCTTGTTTCCATTACAAGCAGCATAAATGTTCTGCCACTTCCACTCATGGTTATAATGTAAAGCCTGCTGGACACTTCTCCACACATTGATGATCTGCCCATCTCTTGTCAACTGCAAGAATATGCTACGCCTTGTGTCAGATACTTTATGCCTCATCTGCTCTTTCAAAGCATCATCTTCCCAGAGTTTGCTTGAAGCCTTGCTTATAGCATCTCTATGAGCTTGACTGATTTCCCTAGCACGTAACTTCCTTCTTGTTTCCTCGTGAACTATCATCCCTGTTGAGGAGTCCATCCTGAGGTTATATCCATATTTCCTGTCAGTCGAGTGCAACTTCTCCATCCAGTGAAGCTCCCTCTCAGAGATCAGTCTTTCATCAACACTTTCAAATGTCTCTAGGAAGATGAGTGCAAAGGACTCCTCATCATATTTCTTAAAGGCGTTGTAAAGGTGTGGATTGCAGTCTTTATGCCTTTCTTCCTTCCTTAGATGACATAAGTGATGTATCCACCGCTTCTCTGCGTTTATAGATTTCCCAACGTAAATCTTCCAGTTGTGTGTATTCACAATTCCATAGATAGCTATCGTCATCAGTGGATCTCCAGCCAGTTGTATCCGCATTGGGCAGTACCTGTAACTAGGACATCTAGGCCAAGACGTTTGGACGCTTCGCCATACATATCTGTCATAAGTTTCATACCGATTTCCTTTTCTTCCAAAGGAAACTCCGCAGTTAATTCGTCGTGAATTGACAGTATCTGATGACCTTTCAGCTTCATCCGGTTCATCTCAAAGTTCAGCCAGCAAACTGCCTCCTGTTGTACTTGTGCCTCTGACCCCATAAGGAGGTAGTTCAGAAGTTTGTGTTCAGACATACAGTACACCCAAGTGCCACCTGCGACCTCTATAAAACCACCTCTTCCATAAGAGTTCTCCTTGAACTGCTTGCGCAAGCGTTCTTGGAGCCTGCCCATTGCTGGGAGCTTTTCAGTGAAGCTTTCTTTTATACGCTTTCCATCGGATGCTGTCTTGAATTTAAGTGTCGTAGCAAGCTTCTGATCTCCGGCACCGAACAAATATGCGTACACGCCATTTTTGCAATACTTCCTTGTGTCGGACAGGAACTTTATAAGATCCTTGTCCTGAGTCTGTCTTGCTTCCTCAACCATGCCCGGATCAATTACGCCAAAAGCAATGCCGTTCATAGTGTGTGGGTCTGTCCCTACGTACCTGTGATCGTCATCAAACTCTGTTCCAGTCAACACTGCATTTGTGTATTCAGGGTCTCCCATGAAATTTGCAAGCAATCGTAGTTGCGCTGAGTCCATGTCAACAGACACAAGTACCTTGCCCTTGTCTGCTACCCAAGACTTTCGCATCTGCGCTCCATACAGTGCTGCTGATGAAGGGCAATTTACGATATTTTTTTGGGCACCCCTGCCCGTTGAAGTTGACCACGCCATACATCCAGAACTGATCCTTCCATCAATACGTAATTGGTTAATCCAGCCCTTGCTATCGTCCTTTTCGTTCTCAAATGTCCTGCGTCTGTGCGTGTACGTGTTATACTCCGCAATCATCCTACCAAGCTCACCATCAATACTATCAAAACTATCCTCAGTCAGCTTTGGTGACTTCGGTATTAGATTACCCCGCTCGTCCCTTTCAAACTTACCCTCAGAATCTTTCTGATAGTTCCATTGTGTAGGCTTCCACCCGACACTCAACAGGTAGTCTTTGATGACAGCGTGTTGCGACATCGTTGCATCTTCATAGTAGACTTTTGTGTAAGGCCCTTCGACAAGTGTCCCGCTTGATAGTGGGTCTTGGTCTATATCAAAATGCGAAGCTGTGTGCTTGTCATATTTACCATTTTTTAAGAAGATCCTCGTTGTTGGTAAGTATGCAGGCTTGGCGACTTTCCCATTCTCGTCATATCTTGTTGAAGGAACCCTCTTAAACACGTCTGGCATCTTAGCTTGTACGTCTTCCCAAGTACATTTTTGGGATTTCACTTTTAGTTGCTTCGGTAGTAATGGTTCGATCTTAGATCGCAAGTCTTCCAGCAACCCGTCCAGCTCCATTACACAAGCCATCATGTGCTCGACATCTCCCTTTGTCCCGTACAACTCCTGCTTGGTGTACCAGTAAGACGTTGCTTGTGTCCTACGAATCTGATTTTTAAAATCCAAGCCTATCTTGGCTGCTTCGTTGTCAAGAAACTTCAACGTCCTGCTGTTGATCTCTATGTCAACAAGAACACGATTGAGTTTATCTTCGTCCCAATACGTCCAATCCTCGATAGGAGGCTTCGGATATTTGAACAGAAGTCCGTAATACTCCAGTCCGTGATTTCCTTTAGTCCCTTTCAGTTTAGGACGGTCATACACTTGGCACTTGCTCTGTATAAAAGTGTCCCAGCACTTGCTGAACGGGACAGTGTTTCTATTCCACAGTTCAGGAAAGAACTTCTCAAGCACATGGTAGTCGTAACCCATGATGTTATGTGCAACGATTTTATCGTAGCTCTTTAAAAATCGTACACCGTCAGCAAGTGTTCCACTGACAGGGAACTCCTTGCATTTTTCGTGGGTGAATACGTACCTCTCACCTGTTTGCTGGTCTTGTGCTGCAATGACCCAAATTTTTGTTATCTTATCAAGAAGTCCGTTGGCCTCAATATCGAATACAACTGTTTTCATATGTTCTCCGTCATCAATATATCATTTGAATGCGTAGAGACAGTGTTTACAAGTCTTAATACATCTCTTGCAATACCGCATCTTCCTTGGTATTCATCAGAAAATCATCTTCTTCAAAATCCAACTTGGGATTATCCCCGATTGCTGTTTTAATGTCAAGTTCCTCCAGTGTCTCATAAGGGTCTACTGTTGAGTATAGATGAGTTGTATCCACATCATATCGCAACCAACCTGCATTACCAGTAGTGCCTGTTCTGCGACACTTCACCAACTGAATCTTAGTAGAATTCCTAACCGATGCAGAATCGTGCATTTTATCTCGACTCAACAGAATCGTATTGAAAGCAATCTGGTTAATGCTACTGCTGCCCATCAAATGATACTCTGATACATTGTGTGCGTTATCACCTTCTGGTTTACGCATGTGACTCACAAGGATTACACAAGTTTCAGTCTGTTTTGCAAACTTGAGAATCGTGTCCATAAACTCAATAATAGCCCCATTGTCAGAACTATTCACAGCACACTGTAACGGATCAAGAATAATTACATCGCAATTCTCGACCTTAGCTAAGTAGTTGAGTTTGTCAAAGATTTTCTCATTAGTAAGACTGCCCAAATGTTCGACATACACAAACTTGTCTCGCTTAACCATTGAATCAAAGAATCGTTTCTTCAATCCGGTCATGTCAATAGTTGAACGATCCACTTTGCGTAGATTAATACTAGCGTCCAAAGAAAGTAAGTCGCGCACAACCTCTCGCTTTGTAGTCTCTAGGTACATTGCACCAACCTTAAATGGTGTGTTCTCCATGATGTTATACGCAATGTTATTAATCATTGTACTCTTGCCGATGCTCGTCAAAGCACCGATCACAGTAACCTCCCCTCGCTCCATGCCACCACCCATCATATCATTGAGCGTTGACCAGCTATCAGGGAATGGAATCTTTACGTTACTATCTTCGTTTTCAAAGTCATCCCACATCTGACTAAGATGTAGTACATCCACTGGTGAATACTGTTCTGCACCCCAGAATGCTTTGACAATCTCATTAAATTCACCTCGACTAGAGTGTTCACAAGCATCTTTTCGTGAATATTGAGCAATCTTAGCTTGGCCTGCAAATAGAATCTTGGCAACCTTTTCAGCACCCTCTTTACCTGCCTTATCATTATCGTACATGATAATTACATTTTCAAAACTGGTGATGAAATCGTAGTTATTCTTAATCTGTTTTAGTGCGGATTCACCAACTGTCGTACTTACTACAGGTGTGATGAACTTCTTCAACACCATTCGACCGTCTTTCTTTTCCACATTCATTGCTGTGAAGATTGCTTGAGCATCTTCCTCGCCAGATGCTAGGACAATATACTTACCACCTTTGGTGAATTTACTTTGCCCAAATAGCTCACAATCACTCTTGACCATACCAATCGGGTAAAATGGCGGCTTGTCTACCTTCTCCCCATTATTTTTTGCCTGCTTAACCCCATCGTCTCTGGTGTGCCAACCAACCAATTCACCGTCCTTTGTTGAAGGATAATAACGATGTGATACATTGCCATCTTCATCAAACCTAGTGCGTACATCATAGAATTCGGACACCACTGCCGGAATCCTACGTTCCTTCCATCCTCGAATTTCAAGATTTAAAATATCATCCACTTTACGCCGTACCTCCTGAGTCATAATAAAAGGTTTACCTGATGACTTTGTAGCAAAATCAACTAGGATCTCACCTTCCTCATCAATCACGCCTAAACTAACCAATTCTTTCATTCCGATGAAGCCACATTCGCTCCAACAATGACCATCAATCACCTTCTTGTCGTCAATCACTTTCTCATATAATGAAAGTGAATCACTTGAACCATGTTTCGGACAAGCTACATGTCCCAGTAGACTACCTTCAACCATCTCCCCCATACAATACCCTCCAAATCAATCTGGGGCCATCTCTGGCCCCTAAATCTTAGCCCAAATAATACTCAACCGGATCATTCAGCACAATCATACACGCCTTACCCTTCTTGTCCAACCACTTCCATGTAATACTATTCTCTTTCCCATTCCATTTAGGTGTACGATCCAAAGCCGCTGTCACATTATCCTCATAGAATTTGTCGAATTGTTCTTTGCTGACACGTTTCATGCACCATCCTCAACCAGCTCCAATTCCTCTGTCTCATAATACCAACCAGATTGTAGGCAGTGACTCTCCCCATCAATATAAGTGATGTAATCTTCATGTCCAATCTCATCCTCGCCACCACATGCGTTCGAGATGACACGAACATGATCACCTACCTTGAATTTATGCTTGTTGTTACAGGTACAACTCACACACCGATTGTTCAGACCAGACCCTAGCTGGTATTCGTGACCAGACGTATCCTCAGAACACTCTACAGAACCCTCTACATCAAACTCGTCACAACACTCTAGTTCAGCCTCAATAAACGCCTCAGCCTGTTCGTCTGCTTCTTTCTGCATACGTTCGTTACGGGCTTCCACCATCTTTTCAAGACGTTCTTCAATCTGTTCTGCATTGAGCCAGAAGTCCTTGCCATCTAGCACACGATCAATCTCATCATCGGTCAAAAAGTCTTGGTAAACATCCTTGTAGAAGAACTCAAGCCAGTCTCGGAAGTGGTCAGCCTGTGCAAAATTCTCACTCATTTTCCCGATGAAGCCACCTGATGCGGCATGTACCAACATCGTAGCATACGGACTCACACTGAATGAATGACACTTGAGAAAGATCATACTAGCCGCACTGTGAGCGCAACCACTGATGTGACCATGCACATATCCATCTGTACCAGTGATGGCTGAACAAAACTCTACGGCTGTATCTAGTGCTCCACCATTGTTGTTCAGAACAATGGTGACTGAATCATTCTCACCCAGATCCTCAATGATGTTTAGCTCGTGTGTGTAATTGACAGGGGTGTCTACATCATCGTTGAGACGAATCTTGTAGGAATTAACCTGCATTGATTGGTGCTGTACTCGATTGATTCCACCAGAAGCCAGCAGAATACCTTCCATTTCCATATTAGCCTTAGTCATACTCTTTCCTCCTACGTTGATTGAATTATTCACCAATATCACTAATCACAATATCACATCCCACCACCTTACCAGCCTTCTTGACCAGCTTCGGATGATAACTATACCGATAACTCTTGCCAATATCAACCTTATCCAGATCAATGTTATCCTTCTCTGTCTGATCCAGATCATTCCACCAATCAACCGCCTCGCACATGTCAACGAACAACTTAGCTGATTCTGGAGATGGGAACTTGACTGGCTTACTGTACTTGACAGACTCTTGGCTAATATAACCTTCTTCTACTGCTGTAATTTCGTATGACATATCAGTATTTCTCCTTCATAAATGAATGTTCGCCTATCATAGCAACAACATTCATTCGCTGCAACCATTTCGGCCTACGTTCCAACTTGCTTTCATTCACATACCACTTAGCCCCGTTGGTGTAATCAGCAATATACCCGTTCTGAACATCCAATGCAACCCTCACAGACCACCATAAAGCATCAGCATCTGGGACAGACATGTTGCTAAGATGTGTCTTCGGTTGACCATTGTTACGATAGCTGTATTGATACGGCTGAGACAGCACCTTGCAATACGTATCAGGGAAGCGAACACTCTCGACACGATTCTTAGCCACAAGAGCTACAGCATATTGTCCTGCCAGTGGTTCTCCTCTAGACTCGTGATAAACCATCTCAGCCAAGCACAACACCTCACCAAGAGGCTCTGTAGGACTGTGTGGATAGGATGATAGTGCCTGAGCTATCACTACAGATGCGATTGTGTTTGTTAGCATATTTGTGTCCTTTTAATTACGGTCGCATAATATATAGATGGATGTAATCCAGATTATCTGGACAAGAGTATAGCATCTAGATCATCTTCGTCAAAGTAATCATCGCACATTGCTGACACAGCCACTTTATCTCGCTCAATAAATTCAAGGGCCAGTTCACACGCTTGCAGATACCTGCGTGATTGTCTCTCCTCAATGTCTAGGAACCAAGAAACTTTGCTTGCAGTGATCTCGTCAAACTTACCTAACAGGTATACAAGTTTACGTAGTGACAAAGGCCTTTGCTCACCGTCCTTTCGATACCAATTCACACGACACACTCCAACAAGGATGTTCTCAACTCTTGGATCTAGACTAGATATAGACCTATTACCAAAGCTTACAAAATAATCACGGTATTTGTTTATGATCACTTTTGGCTTACGCCCTTTGCAAGACACCTTATCTACATTATCAGGATATTCTTCTCCAGAGAAACGCATCTTCAATTTAGTCTTTTCAGACATTGTGCTCATCTTACTCAACGGAAGAATCTCTTTAGACCAGCTCATTACACACTCTCCTCTCGTTTCAAGTTAGCCCACATTACATCATACACTCTGATTGATTGCAACATCCAATTCAGAATGTCTTGCTCATACACTGACAAAGATTTCTCTGTCAGACGGTAGTAGTGGATGGCAGCAGCACTAGCCTTGTCTAACATACCACCAGCATCTTGCCAAGCATCCATCTCAGCGTTAGCTGGAATCCCTCCTACCCAATGTTGTATTTTGTGTTGTTCCATCCCGTTCTCCTGTTCGATGTCTGACACAATGTAGCTGATCGCGATTGATGAGTCAATGGTTGTTAGTCACAATTGTGTTCAGCCACCCAGTCTAGATATCTAGTCCAAACATCTAGTCTAGATATCTTATCTAGATATATAGTATTTATAAGTATATTAATAATTAAATAATACTAGCTAATATATCTTGTTAAGAAGTCTAGTCTAGATATCTTATCTAGATGATCTAGTCTAGATATCTTGACCAGATCGCCTAAGCGAAGCGTACATCTTCTGTGATAGTGTTGTCAATACCCTTTTCAAAGATTCTTAACAAAATGTCTTGTTAAGATGTCGTAGCAAGCATCATATGTATATGTAAATACTTGTTATTACTAGTGATTCCTTGCTAGAGATGGTGTCATCCCTTGTGATCAGAGGTGTAGGCTTCGCCTGAATGTGATCAAAATGTCTTGACACAACACCCCAGACAAGACTAATCTAGTCAAAACATCCAAACAAGAGGGCTTAACCATGATCGTAAACGTAACAGAAACATTCCGTGTGAACATTGACAACTATGGCAATCACCAACCAGAGTTCTTCAAACCATCTAGGCTGATTGAGAAAGGCAAGAATGCTGGTGAGATGTCTGAACCAAAGTGGGTGAGTGCTGGTAAGTATTACCGCAATGTCGCTCAGGCAATCTGGTGGGGGATTGAGAACGAGTATATCCCTGATGAACATGAACAGATCGTTGACGGAAGTGTTAGTGTGAGATTCTACCTTGAGCGTCTTGAGGACAGAATTAATCAGCTACAGTCTCTGCTGAACACAACACAAGCGAAATAAGCCTCCAGAATACCCCTGAGGCTTACGAAAACAGGGGTAGAAGGCACGTTCTGGTATTATTTGAATGCGACTTCAGGGTAAATTTAATGAGGGACTGTATGAACCCAATTGAGCTGAACAAGATCAAGCCGCAAGTGATCGCTAACGAATGTTCTAAGCAACACATCATCAACGTGATGCAGATCCAGATTGACTTGCTGAAGATCGCCAAGGAGCTTTCTGAGCAAGTGGATTCGCTCAATGAGAAATCTGGTGAAATTGGTGCTGGAAAGTGTTTGACAATGAAATCTCTCGCATCTACACTACTCACATATCTTAAATGACTCGGAGGAAACAACATGTATACAATCAACTACAGCCTGATCAAAGACACTGGCGAAGAACTCTTGTACGAAGTGTTGGTGAATGTTAGTCGCTATGAGAACGTGAAAGGCAATCCTAGCACCTACGATAGCGATTGGGATTATCACGGCTACACTGACATTGATTGGGATATTGTTCGTACAACATGTACCAACGAAGATGACAACGAATGGATTGTTGATGACATTGATGCTGAGTTGACAGACGGAGAGATTGAAGAATTTAATGAATATGTGACTCAACATCTAATCGAGATACTTGTAGATGAGGAACGTGATTATGAATAAACCATCCCTACACCAAGACGCTCGCATCTACATCCCAAAAGAACGTCTAGACATGTTGACAGCATACGAGCAATACGTAACAATGAACACACATCTTGAACGGGGCATGTTCAAGAATCTAGCCAAGAAGATTAGGGGGAATAATCATGTGGGCTAAGACAACACTAGACAAATCCATGAAGCCGATTCTGGCTCCGGCTCGAAACAATCTGGCACGTAGCTTGCGCCAGTATCGTAAGCTATGTCAAAAGGGTGATCGGTATAGTTATGAAGGAGCTATCCAGTTTGGAATCTGTCTAGGTGAGCAGAGTCAAGTGATGATGGCTGAACGTCTTGCAAGGGATGTACGTCTTAAGACCATGTACGAGATGTATGAGGCGAAGGAAAAGGGTAAGTTTATGTGAGAAAGGATTGTCTAGCCAAGGATGGCTTACACAAGATAATCCTTTTAAGGGAAAAACAGAAAATTATAAAGGGGTTCCAACACCATGAGTGAAATTCTAAAAGCATACAAATTCAGGATCTACCCTGATCAAGAACAACAAACCAAACTTAATCAGACGTTTGGGTGCGTTCGTGTGCTTTGGAATCACCTAGTTGCCAATTTCAACGCTTATGGCACAGAAGAATACCAAGAGAAATACTCTGAAAAGGAGATAAAAGCTAATCCTGATCTGTTCTTTCTAAAAGACGTGTCTGCTGCTTCATTACAACAAAAACGAAGGGATTTCAACGAAACCAAGTCTCAATTCTTCAACCAAAAAAGAAAAGTGAAGCTCGGTAGAATGAAGTTCAAAAAGAAGTCCAACAAGCAATCTTACCGCCTTCCTAATCAAAAATTTAAACTGGATCGAGACAACTCTTTGATTCAGTTAGAGAAGATTGGCAAGGTGAAGGTTGTTTTAGACCGTAAAATTGAAGGAGATTTTAGATCAGTCACCGTCTCTAAAACACCTACTAACAAATACTATGTTTCAATTCTGGTCAAGACCAATGTTAGCCCACTACCCTCAACAGGAAATATGGTTGGTATTGATGTTGGCTTGAAAGATCTGTTTGTTTTATCAAACGGGCTTGTGGCTAACAACCCGCGCTGGTTTAGAAAGAACCAATCTAAACTAGCTAAGGCTCAAAAACACCTATCAAGGAAGAAGCGAGGCAGTTCTCGTTATGAGAAACAAAGACTTAAAGTAGCTAGAATCCATGAGAAGATAGCTAACCAACGCTCTTACTTCACCCACAACATGAGTAGTTCTCTTATTAAAAACTTTGATGTTATTGTGACAGAAGACTTGAACATCGCTGGATTGAAGAAAACCAATCTAGGAAAGTCTGTATCAGATGCTGGTTGGTCTGAGTTTATTAGACAACTTGAATACAAGTCAAGTTGGTATGGTAGAACATTTGTTAAGATTGATAGGTTCTATCCTAGTTCTCAAATTTGTTCTTCTTGTGGACATAAGGATGGGAAGAAATCTCTTGATATCAGAGAATGGACATGTTCTAACTGTGGAACCGCACATGATAGAGATTTGAATGCAGCCGACAACATCCTTGTTAAAGGCTATTCCGATTTAACAGGTCTTTCAATTAATGATTCATCGGCTGAGTTGGTCGATTACAAACGTGGAGAGGATATAAGTCTTTTTGATGATTCTCATCATTTAGCAGCCTCGTTGAAGCGTCTAGATAAATCTATAGATTTATCGTAACTATGCTGGATAAGTATGGACGAGACGTTCTGGATACGATTGTCTCAGTGGTGTGTTGGGACGGGAAGTGTTATGAGATTGTTGAAAAGAATTTGCTTGTAGGTGTTGCACAAGAGGAATGTGTGGGCTAGAATGTCTTTAACGAATCAAGCAACAGAGGACACATAGATGAACAAGTATGACCTAGCAAGCAAAGCAATCCGTATGTATAATTCATGCACTACATTCAAGCACATGCAGCATACAGACAAGTGGGTTGGGATGGCTGAACAAGACTGGGACATTGATATGAGTCTAGAAGTGAATCGTGCTAGACATGCTAAGATATATGAGCTGAAACGATCTCTGCCAGAAAGCCAAGTACGTTGGTGGAATCGCTTGGAACATCTTAAATTTCGTGCAGCAATGTTTTCTTAATCAGAGCAAAGTGGTGTACGAAATGGGTGCATTTGATTGTGAACTAGTAGCAATGGGTTACAGCTTCCCAAAATCCGAAACAAGGTACCAACCTTCAGCTCCAGAAGGATTCTATATTTCTTGGGATGGCTCCAACGGCGGAGCAACTGGTAAGTGGTTTGATACTAAGACTGATGCTAGAGCTGCTTACCGACAAAAGTTTGCAGAAGGTAAGCACCCTAGTGCATGGTTTGAAGCAGGCGACCTACCCAAACGGAAAGATTGTTGGTGTGACCGTTGTCAGTATTTAGCTAAAAGGAAAAACCAATGTCTTTAACGAATCAAACAACAGGAGAATCCAAATGAAACACATCACTAAACAAGAAGCTCTAACCAAAATCAACTCCAGCAACGGACGTGTCTTTGGTGTCGTATTCGAGAAGGCTGACGGAACAATGCGTAAGATGTCTGGACGTATTGATGTGACCAAACACCTCAAAGGAGGGGTGGCTACATACAAGGGCAAGGATGGATCTAAGCAGAATATCGGCCTGTATGAGATGGCTGGCAAGAAGAGTGGGTATAAGTGTTTTAGTCTGGATCGTCTGAAAGAGATTCATATTGATAATGAAGAATATGTGGTGGAGGGCTGAGGAATGAATACAATCAAGAAAGCTATACTTGCGAGCGCAATCGCTTTGTTCACACTATCTTCAACAGGGTGTGTTACAGTGAACAGGTATAAGCAATCAGGTGCAGCTAAGGCGTGTCGGACTCATGGGGGTACTGTCCAATACAATCTTGTTTCAACAACATGTGTGCTTCCTAGTGGAAGGTCTTTTACGACGTATTAATAGAGGGGTGGATCTCACAAAGCCAAGACACCATTTAAGGGAAAACTTTGACAGAATAAGACACAGGGTAGTTCTTCATTTGCGGACGTACCATTTTAGAGAAAAGTTCGACAAATAGGGGTGTGGTCAGAATTTAAGCCCGATTGGTTTAGGTTGAATTTGCTATAAGAGAACAGGTTGAGGGATAATATGAAAAATCACAAGTTATACACTTTTCAAAAAGATGTTAGGTTGGATTGGTCACAGAGGCATGGCTGTGAGGTAGAAGTGCTGGAATTTTGCAGGGATACTTTAGATGTTACAGTAAGAAACAAATTTGGCGTTGTTAGTGCAGTGCCATACGTACAATTCAAGGCTGGTGCGTTAAACACCGACACCTTAGAGCTGCTCGATGATTTTAAAAACAAATCAGGTGGATTCAAATTTGGTATAAAAGATGCCGAAATTGTAAGCAAGCTGGCTTATCGAAAATGGGGCAGAATTATTAATTCTTGCTATAACACTAACAATCTGTTAAAAGACCCTAGTTACTTAAATGTAACTGTTTCAGAAGAGTGGCGATATTTTAGCAATTTTCAAGACTGGTTTATTGAGAATTATAAAGAAGGAGCATGTATAGAAAAAGATCTGCTCAGTCCTTTAAATGATAAAAAGTATTCCTCAAAAACTTGTGTATTTGTCAGCAGAACTCTAAATGCCGAACTAAGTTTACACAGGAGAAGTTATAGGATAACTGGGTATCTAGGTGTGCAGCCTACGAAGAACGGAACCTTCTCGGTAAGGCTCAAAAATGCTGACGGTAAGAAGGCCACTGTAGGCACTTATGATGATATAGAAGTTGCACACAAGAGGTGGCAGTATGCAAAGGCAGATGTATTAGAGTGTAAATTAAAAAGGGGTGACTATGCCGAGTATGACAGAAATATCGTAGAGCAGATAATTACTAAACTTAGATACAATGCAGAGAATGATATTGTGAGTGAGAAATTAGCAACCTAAAAATTTGGAAGATCGGTTTCGGTTGAGGGAGCAAGGAGATGAAATGCTGAAATTCTCCGAGCTAAAATTTTTGGTAATATCGGTTTTGTTTCAGGAAAACCTGTTTTCATTTTCTGAGATTTTCCCGACCCCCTTTTTAGGTCATTTTTAACAAATCATTTAAAATCAATAACTTAGGCGTAACAGGGTAACAGGCACCTATGACTAGTGGCCTGCGGGCGCAGTGGTTACTAACGTTAGTGGTTACTAACCTCATAGGCCAGCAATGGCGCGGCTTCCAGCTTAACATGTCCGAAAAATACATGTTTGCGTAGAATCGCCAGCCTGTAATCATGTCTCAGAAATACATGTTTAACCCCCCACACTGTATAAATATACAGTCTCTAAATAACGCCCACGGTCGGCCCTCCTCCTCTGAGGTAGCAAAACTATCTGTTCACAATGTAAATATATCAGAGTATTACCAGACGTTGCAAGCGAGTATTTGAAATAAATTTATCCTAGTAAGCTGGTGATAATTTGTTGACTGTATTGTATTGTTCGTGCTATCCGCGTGCATACGCGTTAAACAAAAGGCGACTATAACAGGATGTTATATGTATATATTGATACGTAATAAGTGAATTTATCTAAAATTTTCTGTTTTTGTTGTTGACGCCATGCCGAATTGCTTTATACTTAGTTACATAAGGTTGGCGACCTGAACAGCTAAAGGCTACATTCATGCTTTGCGCGGCTATAGTTGAGCGCACTATGTCCCCTCATCGTTTAAGGGATCGAGCATAGAAACAAGAAGGCTTAAGCCTTAAAGTGTATTCCAGCGAGTATGCTTTAAAACTTAAACCAGAAAATGTAACAGGTGAAAACATGAATACTTCAATCGATCCACGTTTTAACATCCTACTGGAAAATGCTGAGTATAATTCATTCGCCATTGAAGTGGCTAGCGTTATAGATGAAATGCTTGAAAGCGAGGAAATTACAGCGGGTGAAAAAGGCCGTTGGTTTGGCCTTAAAAAATCAATGTTAGCTGTTATAGCAGATTCTGATTTTATTGATCCCGACTGGCTACAATCTGAGCTTGATTTTTGGGGCTTGAATTATTAAGCGTAGAATTATCCGGCTGTATTCCTTTCGAGTGCAGCCTAGTAATTCAATGCAACACAACACAAACGAAAGAGGCACCACAATGTATATAACAGTAACCGAAAGCATTTTCCGTGACCGTTTCCAATCAATCCGCCCGGATAATTTCAGCTATGAGGCGCTGGGCCTGTTATTTGACTATTTTGATGACATGGCTGATGACACTGATTTTGAATTGGACGTTATAGCTATTTGTCTCGACTACGAGGAATCAGACGCGGGCGACATACGCTCGAACTATGATCTGGATGAGGAGGATTATTCAGACTATGAAAGCGTAAAAGAGTGGCTAGAAGAACAGACTTTCGTAATTGGTGAAACTTCTAGCAGCTTTGTATTCCAATCGTTCTAACCAATAAACGCGCCTGCTATATGTGGGCGCAGTATTCCCTAAAGTGTAATAGGTGAAAAGCTATGCCATATAAAACTATTGGCAATGTAGAAATGGTCGGTTTTAAATATATCGGCATCTTAGAATTAGAAGAGCACGACACTTACTTTGAAGTGTATGCAAACGATGAATATGTAGTATTTGGTGGTGCCTGCAATGTTGGGTTTATTGAAAGTGGGCACTATAAGCGAGAAGAATATCAGACATTAGACGAAAGCCTTCAGGAATTACATGCCGATCTTGAAGTTTTATATCAGGACGGAAAACACTATACTTCCGATAACTTCGACTGCAACGACAGGGTTTAAGAATATGAAAACATACGTATGTATTCTCGAAAATATCAATGGCAAGTGGGTTGTGCCCTGTGGATCTGATTCCTATGTAGTCCTAGATGGACGTTTAAACGCCGACAATGCACTGAATCAAGCCATTGAGCATTTCACACGTGTAAAACCTTCAGCTAAGGCCGTTGCAGTGTATAAGGCCCAGTCACTAGGTCATAGTGGTCGCGTTGTAGCTACATGGCCTTATGGTTGTGAAAACATGTTCACAGCAGCAGTTAATCGAGGCGCTTATAAATGAAGCAGGCAAAAACAGAGCAAGGGTTTCGGGGCTATTGGACAACAACGTATCGTAAAAAAGTAGTAGCGCGGCATAACAGTTTGATCCTACTTGAACAGGAATTGAAGGCTCAAGGTTACACTGAACACAGGGTAAAATTCTATAAAGGAGGCGAACGTGTTTACTCAATTTAAAGCGGATTTTATCGGCGGGTTAATTTGGGCGATTATTATCGCTGTAGTGTTTCAGATTATTCTCATTAATGCTTAATCAATTTCAATAGGTAGAATTATGATTATTTCTCAGTCCGCAGAGTTTGACGTTATTTTGAAAGAGAATCTCGACTATAAAGGGGAAAAGGTGTTCACTGTTATTTATGGATTGCAGGTAGAACAATTCGAGGATCTACTAGTTGCTTTGGATGAATACACCTCCTGTATCAGTCATGCTGCAACTTGTGAAGGCTATTTTGGGGAGTAATGATTATGAAAGCGCAAATCACAAAAGAGACGTTCTCGGCACTAATCCGAAAAGATGCTGATTACAATTTCCGATTAGTGGAGACTGACATACAGTCATATGGTGCAAGGGAATACTATTACAGTGACAAATTAGATTGTAAAGTAATGTATTACACATGTTACGCGACAGGTATATCTGAAACATATATCATTGATTGCAATTATTAAGGCGGAATAACATCATGGCAAGGATCACCACTAAAGATGAGCGTAAGCAGCACAAGGCGCAACGTAAAGCCCGAAGGAATGCGCGTGGCAAGTTGTGGCAATAATGTATAACAGAGAATATTCTTATGCCGATATGGTCTAAACTGTATCGGCTTTTTTGTTTGTATTGTTCGCAAATTTCGTTATACCTAACTCATCGAATCAATTTATATTAGTAGGTGAATTATATGAACAACTCAACTCTCTTCACTAAAGCTCACGCGCTGACTAAAGCCACTATACAAGCTGGAGATTCCTACCATGCCGTTTTCGGCGCTTGTCTAAAGCATATTCTCGCGCGTACAAAGAAGGCTGAGAACATCTTGTCTGAGCTCACAGATAAGACCAGTCGAATTGATCGATTGGTGATAAAATTGAGTGCACGTATTGAACGGCATCGCGCTATGATGGTATCAGGTCGCAGCTCGATTTATGATACACTATATGATGTAGAAGGCATTAAACATGGCAAACTGTGGAAGTAATAAGCTGGCCCGGATTATCTTAACAGGTAGTCCGGGTTTTATTTTGTCTGAAATAATGTATTCAGGATACATCTTTATCAGTGTTTCATGTGGAACATTTGCCACCATTGGTGCCTGAATCAATCCTTGCCTGAATCAATCCTTGCCTGAATCAATCCTTGCCTGAATCAATCCTTGCCTGAATCAATCCTTGCCTGAATCAATCCTTGCCTGAATCAATCCTTGCCTGAATCA